TAAAAAATTAAATCAAGATCCAATAGCACATAGGAGGAAAGCATTTGCGTCAATTTTATATTAGTGATCCCAGAATGTTTGAACTTAAAATGTCAGACTTTGATTTTAAATTATATTCTTATCTTTGTAAAAACTATGATCTTAAAAGATTAACTTCGTTTGTAAGAATGATTGATTGTGCTGACCACATGATAGTTCCATTAGATAAAATTAAAGCAGCTCTTCAAAGATTATCTTTAATGAATATAGATTACAAACCATTGATCACACATAAGAACTTCACATACTTTGATATGCCAAGATACAAACATTTCTTAGAGACTATTAAGTTTGTAAAGAACTTTTCTAATAAAGGTTTCAATAAAGTTAAACAGAATATTTACACTTATCAAAATGGTAACTATGACAATTGAAATTCAACTTAAAACCGCTGTATTTGCATTTACAAACCTTGTCAGCTTAATTGATGAGGCAGCTAGGACAGAACGATACTTAAGCAAACCAAAGCCTCCTAGAGCGAGCAGCATGTATGATTTGCTGGCTACTACTTATATGCAAGGCGACTGGGCTTACTATGAAAAGCAATTGCTAAAGTTAAGAGCAACACCAAGACAAGTTACACGTTGGGAGTTTGCTATTGAAGCATTGTTGGCGGTGGATGCAGACATTTCAGAAGATCCTATACTTGATAGACAAATTATTTGGATGAGAGCCAACAGACATAAATGGACAGACATTGGAAAACACTTTGGATTTACACGTCATCAAATAAGAAATAGGTATGAGAAAGTCCTAAGTAGGTTGTGTAATAAAATTAAAATAAACAATAAAAAGTATTGCAAATTAAACGAAATATTGTACTTAATTTGATAGTCTTAAAATCTTTTTAAAAAAATAAACTCTCCTATAAATAAAGTTAGAAAATAGTATCTAGTATATCTATCCAGGTACTGTATAATGAAACTATACAGCTTCTTACTCTTTCTTAAAACCGTACCAGAACGGATTTCAATAAATATATATTTTCTTTTTAATTTCTAAAACCGTTTATGGCAGCAAGACACAAATACAGACTTAAATGTCAGACAATAAATAAACAGAATAAACTTCCTTGCAAAGCATCAGGTATCAGAATGAATAATGGTAACATTAGATGCAGAATGCATGGAGGTTGGAGTACAGGACCTAAAACACCAGAAGGTAAGGCTAAAGCTTTACTTAACTTAAAACAGAATAATGTCTAATAAACTAGAATTAACACCAGCAATATCAGCTGATATAGAAACCTTATTGATGAATGGTACTCCTCTTACTACTATTTGCCAAACCAAAGGTTCTCCATCATTAAGTAAAGTTTATGAGTGGATCAGAACTGATAAAGAATTTGCCAACAAGATATTGACTGCTCGTAAGATAGCAGCTCAAACTTACCTTGATAAGATGATTACGGAACTTGAGACTGCAGACAATAAAAGTATTGCAATCACAAGAGAGAAGCTAATTCATTATCGTTGGATGGCTTCGAAGTTAGTTGCAGTCTATGGTGACAAGCAACAAATAGAAGTAGATCAGAAGATAGAAATAACCTGGAATGATCCAGATGCAGATAAGACATTCGAGAATGAGATTAAGAGAGTGTCAGATGTCGGTATTGTTTAGACAAACACAGTTCTCACACACGACATGAGGTTCGATAGTTACAGTATTAATAGAGTTATAGGATAATCAGCACCACTACAGCACCAAAGTTTGAATAAGCATTGGTAGTTACCGTAGAGCGATTGCCTGTCGTACAATCTATTTATTTCTGGACTATCTTTTTAGCGTTTTTATTAAAGAGCCATACCCCAGATTTTGACCGCCGACACTATTACATTAATCATCGGTAATTAAAACAAACAGACACATGAATAAATATATCAAAGACAAATATAAGAATGTGACCGCCATAAGCTTCAAGGCTTATAACAACGAATTACTAATAAGTTTTTCAGGATTTGATGAAGAAGAAGATCTTTACGATTTCTGTGAGTTTGTCTTTAACAAAATTAATATGAACTCAAACTTTAGCGATAGACCACCAACTATTCACTAATGAAAATACAAATTCCGTACACGCCACGAAAGCACCAGGCATACATTCATCAAGAATTAGACAAGCATAGATACGCTGTACTTTGCTGTCACAGAAGATTTGGTAAGACCGTTATGGTTCTTAACCATTTAATTCGTGCTGCCTTAACTAATACAAATCACAATCCCAGATATGCATATATAGCACCAACATATAAACAGGCTAAATCAATCGCATGGGATTACTTAAAATTCTATACAAAGAATATTCCAGGCACGAAATGGAATGAAAGTGAATTACGTTGTGATTTAGTTAATGGCGCTAGGATAACTTTACTATCATCAGAAAATTTTGACAGCATAAGAGGTATCTATTTAGATGCTTGTGCAATTGATGAAGTAGCTCAAGTTTCGCAAGGATTAATAGATGAAGTTATTGTACCAGCTTTATCGGATAGAAAAGGAAAACTATTTTTAATTGGTACACCAAAAGGAATGAATAATATATTTTATGATTATTATCAAAAAGCTCAAGCGGATCCTAAATGGTTTCTATATAAAGCTAAAGCTTCTGAAACAAAGATTGTTGACGAAGAAGAATTAAGTAATGCACTTACCGTAATGGGTACGGCTAAATACAACCAGGAATTTGAATGCTCATTTATTGGCAATTTAGAAGGCTCAATATATGGCGATCTTGTTCAAGAATTAGACGATAAAGGTAATATTGGAGCAGTACCTTATGATCCAAGTTTACCAGTAAATACTGCGTGGGATATAGGTTATAACGATAGTACCTCTATTATCTTTTTTCAATTGCTAAACCACCAACTTAATATCATTGAAACTTACGAGAATGATAACGAAGCGTTACCGCATTATATAAAATTTTTACAAGATAAAGATTACATTTACGATACTCATTACGGACCACATGATTTAGACGTTACAGAATTTAGTAATGGTAAAACAAGAAGAGAAGTAGCATCCGCACTCGGAGTTAGATTTAGAATTGCTCCAAGAATATTATTAGAAGACGGCATCCATGCAGTTAAGATGATTTTACCAAGATGTAAGATCGATAGTAATAACTGTGCAGATCTTTTAATAGCCTTACGTCACTATCATAGAAAGTTTAATGACAAGGAAAGAATTTTTAAATCAAAACCAGTTCACGATTTCAGTTCACATATGTGTGATGCTTTAAGAGTATTAGCAACTGCATTAGATGAAAATAAAACAACTAACAAAAACTTACAAAGAGTAGCTGAAAGCAGTTACCAAATTATATAATTATGTCATTCATTGCCAAAATATTTACGCCGAAGATGCCTCCAGTACCTCAATTCATTATGCCTAAAGTAGAGGATGTACCTGAAGTCGATAGTCCTGAAGAAACAGCAAGACTAGCAGAAGAAATGAGACGTGCAGAAAATAAACGAATGGGTAGAAGATCTACAATATTAACAACTAGTTCTGGTCTTAACGATGCAGATGCAGAGATTAGTGAAAAAACTTTATTAGGATAATTTATGGGCGGATTTGGTAACAACTCAAGTACAGGCGGAGGAGGCGGAGGAGTAGGACCAGCTGGAAAAAAATCAAATGGATCTTATGGTTCTAAAAAGGATGCCAATAAAACTTCTAACAGAAATGAATTTTCAAGTGCAGTAAAGAAAGCTGCTAAGTTTGTAGCAACAGGCGGAACTGTTGGAGCTATATTAAGAAGTCTTACAAGTAATTCTAAAAAAAAAAATAAAGATGGTTATGGTGGTGAAGCTTACGGATATAATGAGGCTGACGAAAAAAGAGATTATAAAGAAAATCCTTTTACTAATGGTAATGACAATCAACCTAAAGGAATAGAACTTGCTAAAGCTTCAACAGGAAGTGCAACAATTTTAGGTCCAGGTGAAATTCAAAAAGAAGCTGCTAACAATGTTAAAGGACCAACAACAACAGAAATGTCAGCGGATGAAATTCTCTTAGCTAATAAAAGAAAAGGTAGAAGCATAACTAATATTAACAAAAAAACTTTAGCCAAAGATTACAAATTAAGTAAAAAAACTTTATTAGGATAATATGCAAGAACAAGACAAACGAAAACTAGCAGCAGAATTAAAGAATAATCTATCTAAATTGATGGAGAAGAGATCTAACTGGGAAGTTCATTGGCAAGAGGTAGCTGATTATATGTTTCCTCGTAAAGCCGATATTACATTAAATAGACCTAAAGGCGATAAAAGACATACTGTGATCTTCGATGGTACAGCGATCCATTCAATGGAATTGTTAGCTAGCTCATTACATGGAATGCTAACATCATCAGTTAATAGATGGTTTGGTTTAAGATTTAAAGAAACAGTAGTTAATGAAGATGATGAAGCTAGAGAATGGTTAGAAGATGTTACTGATAAAATGTATCTTGCAATATCAAGATCTAACTTTCAGCAAGAGGTGTTCGAATCTTATTTTGATCTTATTGCTTTTGGAACTTCTTGTTTACAAATTGAAGAAGATAAAGATGACATCGTTCGGTTTTCATCAAGACATATAAAAGAATTATATATTTCAGAAGATGCTAAAGGCATGGTCAACTGTATTTACAGAAGATTTAAAATGTCTGCTAAAGCAACTGTAGAAAAATTTGGTATTGAAAACTTAAGTTCAAAAACTCAAAACATATTTAAGAAATCTCAATTTGACGATATTGATTTATGCCATGTTGTTAAACCAAGAGATATGTACAATCCAAGAAAAATGGATAAACAGAATATGCCTTATACTTCTGTTTATTTTGAATACGATGCTGGACATATTATTTCAGAAGGTGGCTTTAAAGAGTTTCCTTATGTAGTTCCAAGATATTTAAAAGCATCTAATGAGATTTATGGAAGATCTCCAGGTATGAATGCTTTACCTGATGTTAAAGTTTTAAACAAAATGGTTGAAGTAGGTATGAAGGCGGCAGCTAAACAAGTTGATCCACCTTTGCTAGTACCTGATGACAGTATGCTAATGCCAATTAGAATGTCTCCAGGCTCTATTAATTATTATAGATCTGGTTCAAGAGATAGAATTGAAACTTTAAATATTGGTGCAAACAATCCGTTAGGATTAAATATGGAAGATCAGAGACGAAAAGCAATCTCTGCTACTTTCCATGTAGATCAATTATTAATTACTGAAAATAGAAACATGACAGCAACGGAAGTTGTTCAACGTAATCAAGAGAAGATGAGAATACTAGGACCAGTATTAGGAAGATTACAATCTGAATTATTACAGCCAATGATTATTAGAATATTTAATATTATGATGAGAAATGGTTTATTCCCAGATGCTCCAGAAATTTTATTAAACCAAGAAATAGATGTTGAGTATGTATCACCAATGGCTCTTGCACAAAGAGGTGAAGAACTTAATTCAATTGTTAAAGGTTTAGAATTATTTGGCAACATATCTCAATTAGCACCATCAACATTGGATTACATAGATCCTCCTGGACTAATTAAAAACTTAATAAAAATTCTTGGACTACCAGCTACGATGATTAGATCAGATGCGGAAGTTCAACAAATAGCAGAAGAGAAAGCTCAAGCACAACAACAACAAATGGAAGCGCAACAACAAATGGCTGAAAGTGAAATGGCTAGAAATGCAGCACCAGCAATACAGGCAGTATCTAATGCAGAACAACAACAACAGTAATCAGAAATTTAAAGATTTAATAAAACACTACAAAATAGTTTTTGGATCAGACGAGGCTAAATCAGTCATGGATGATCTTGAAAAAAGATGCTTTTACAATGTTACGACATTTGCTAAAGGCGACACTAACGAGACCGCTTTTTTCGAAGGACAGAGAACAGTTCTGTTATTTATAAAAAGCATGATCAATCATAAGGAGTAATCTATGGATCAGACAACTGAACAAGTAGTTCAACCTGATGTAACGCAGACAACTACGCTTACAGCAGAACAACCAGCAGAAACAACAGCAACACCAACTGTTGATTTTAAATCTCTTATTCCAGAAGAATATAGAGAAGAGAAGTCATTACAAAACTTTAGTAAGATGGATGACTTTGTTAAATCATATCTCCATTCACAGAAGATGGTAGGTTTAGACAAAATTCCAGTACCGAATAAACACGCAACTGATGAAGATTGGAAAGAAGTTTATAAAAGATTAGGTAGTCCAGAAACTGCTGATGCTTATAAATATTCTTTACCAGAAGATCATGCAGTACCAGAAGATACTTTAAAAAGTTTTTCTGAACAAGCTGTTAAGTTAGGACTACTTCCTAATCAAGCTGATGGCATTATGAAATATTATAATGATGTTATTAATAACGGAATTAATGAACAGAATATTAAATCTGAAGAAGCCAGAAAAGTATCTGAACAAGAACTACGTAAAGAGTTTGGATCTACTTTTGATAATAAAATAACTGGTGCTAGGAACTTAGCCACAGCTACTTTAGGTGCTGACTTTTTAAATACAACAATGTTAGCCGATGGTAGTAAGCTTGGAGATAATCCAAAAATAGTAAGAGCTTTTGCCAATCTATCTGAAAAATTATCTGAAGATGATATAGTTAAAGGAGACACTCCTGATTATATGACGACTAATGATATAACAAAACAAATTGCAGCTTTACAACAACAAGGTTCAGCATATTGGGATAAGAAACATCCAGGACACGCTGTATCAGTTGATGAAGTTCAAGCATTAATTCGTAAAAAAAATAACGAAGTAGATGCTTAAAAGTTTTATCTAACGAAAGTTAGATGAATAAAATCAAAGACAATCGTAAGACCTTTGTTGACGTTAGGAAAGACTAACATCTGAATGATGTAAATTTCAGGAAGATCCGCAAGGATAATCGACCGTTTAATTTAACTTAAACTAACATAAATAGAGGAGGTACTTATTATGAGTATCAACATAACAACTTCATTCGTTGAACAATATTCTTCGAATGTAAACTTGCTATCACAACAAATGGGTAGCAAACTAAGATCTTCTGTGGATGAGGAATCTATTGTAGGAAAAAATGCGTTCTTTGAACAAATTGGTTCTACAGCAGCGGTATTGAGAACGTCAAGACATTCTGACACACCACAAATCGATACTCCACATAGCAGAAGAAGAGTTAGTCTTTCAGACTACGAATGGGCAGACTTAATCGACGATCAAGATAAGGTCAGAGCATTAGTTGATCCAACTTCAGCTTATGCAAAAAATGCAGCAGCAGCAATGAATAGAGCAATGGATGATGTAATTATTACAGCATTTAATGCTTCTGCTTCAACTGGTGTAGCTGGTGGTACATCTACGCCTTTACCTTCAACGCAAAAAACAGCAACTTCAAATCAATCAGATGGTTTGACTATTGCTAAACTTTTGTCTGCGAAGAAGATCCTAGATAACAATGACATCGACAGTTCAAGAAAACGTTATCTTTGTTGTGGACCACAGCAAGTTGCTGATCTGTTAGCTGTTACGCAAGTAACATCTTCTGA